CCCAGCCTTTTGTTTTCTTGGCTACATACGGGTTACGGCGGTTGCCGGGCTGCTTATATACAGTCCCGAAGCCGTTAGGTAATTTCATAAAATGCACCTTCCTTAAAAAAGGGTACAAAAAATAAGCCCCTTTATAAATTGCTGGGCTTATGGTATAATCGTATGTGCGACAGATTACTTATAAGCCCTTGTTTATAGGTATCGCGTGAGCCGTTCCAGGTGGCAGCCTAGGGCGGCTTTTGTATTATTTCTTCTTAAACAATCTTGAAAGCAAACCAGACTTTTTAGGGGGTTCGCTTTCTATAGTTTCACTTATAATAACTTCTTCTGCTATTGGTTCGGGCGGTATATAATTTGGATTTTTAAAAGTAACAGTAAAAGTACAACCGCGCGGAACACCGCCACTTATATCAAGGTAAGGTATATCATGTATAAACTCAAAATTCTCTAGCAAAAACGGCAAGTCATTTCTTGATACGTTCCCTAGAATATCTTTGAAAATTCCGGCTTCAAGACGTATAGC